CGGAATTAGAAAAATACATAAAAGAAGTAGGGTTGATTATGCCTATGTCTATTGAGTTGTTAACCACTTTAGAAGCTAAGGGTGATAAATATGATTTTGCAGCTGGTTCACAAGAATACCCTACAACAATAAAAGAAACATTTAAAAAAATAAAAGAATTATTATGTCGGAAAAAGTAACAATAGAAGTAGAAGCTGATGTAAAAGATGCTCTAGTAAAATTAGGCGCTATTGAAAAGGGTGTAAAAGATGTTGGAGATGAAGCTAAAAAACAAACATCAGCAGTTAAAAGTTTGTCAAATGGTTTTAAGGGTTTAGGGCTTATCTTTAAAGGGCTTGGTCTTGGCGTTGTTTTAAAGTTAGCAAATAAACTTTGGGAAGCCTTACAAAAGAATCAACAAATAGCCGACACAGTTACTACCGCTTTCAATATGGTTGGAGTAGTTGTTGGTAAAGTGTCACAGGTGATTACTGATGTGGTTAATAGAACAGGCGCTTCTAGTGAAAATTTTGACGCTCTGGGTAGAATTATCAATAACTTAATTAAACTTGCTCTACAGCCTTTAAAATTAGTATTTAACAGCGTTGCTCTAGTTATTAAAGAAGTTCAATTAGCTTGGGAAAAAAGCTGGTTAGGAAAAGGTGATATTGAAAGAATAAATAAACTACAGGCGCAAATAACTGGTTATAAAGATGAAATTAAAAAAGCAACAGAAGAAACCATAAACGCAGGAAAGGCAATTATTGTAGATTTTAAAGAGGGAGTAGGTGAGATAGTTCAATTAGGTAAAGTAGCTACAACTGAGTTTAATAACACTTTTAAAGACTTAACAGTAAAAAGCGTTCACGAACAAGCCAAAGCCGTTACGGAAGCAACTAATAATTTAGGACTATTACAGGCAAAACATAGGGAAATAATAATAGACTTTGAAACACAAGCGGAAAAACAAAGACAAATTAGAGATGATGTAAGCCAAAGTATAACAGATAGAATTGAAGCAAATACTAAATTACTAGATATTTCACAAAAACAAGCAGACGCAGAAATAGAAGCTTTGAAAGAACAGCAAGGGGCATTAAGACAACAAATGAAAGTTAATGTTGATAACGCTGAAATTAAGGCACAGATAGCAGAATTAAATAACGCTATAGCAGAAACAGAATTTAGGAAAACACAATTAGAAAAAGAAAGCGGTGAACAGAATAACGCATTATTAGCAGAACAATTAGCTAACAGACAAGAACTTTCAAAATTAGGAGTAAGCGAAACCGCAAGGCAAATGCTAGAGTTTGAAAATGAAAAACAAAGGCTTACAAGAATGGCTGAACTAACTATAACAAATGCTGAAGAGTTAGCCAAAACAAAAGAAAAAATTAATCAAGATTATTTAAATAAAAAAGGAAAATTAGACCAAGCAGAACTGCAAAAAGAACAAGCGTTGCAAGATAATAAAAGACAAATTATTGGTAGCGCTTTAAGTGGTATAACAGCGTTAATCGGTCAAGAAACAGCAGCTGGTAAGGGGTTAGCTGTAGCGCAAGCCACTATAGATACATACGCTGGTGCAACTAAAGCCTTAGCACAAGGGGGTATATTTGGTTATATTGGCGCTGCTGGTGTTATTGCTTCTGGTTTAGCTAATATTAGAACTATATTACAAACAGATGTTCCTGGTGACACTGGTGGCGATGCCCCTCCACCAACGCCAGATGTAACTCAAAATGTTACACCAGCTGTTCCTACTTTTGGCGCTATAGAAACACAGCCACCACCTGTACAGGCTTATGTAGTTGAAAGTGATGTTAGTAATAGTCAAGCGTTACAAAATGATTTAGATTTACAAGCAACGTTATAAACAATATTAAACAATTTATATTTATAAGTATGAGCAAAGAAAAACTAAAAAAAGTAGAATTAATCATAGATGAAGAATCAGAAAGATTTGGCGTTGAAGCAATATCTTTAGTTGAATTTCCAGCTATAGAAGAAAACTGGGTATTCTTCAACAAAGACCAATTTTTAACCTTAGCCAAATTAGATGAAGAACAAAAAACATTGGTAGGCGCTGTTTTAATTCCTAATAAAGAAATACCAAGATATGACCAAGAAAAAGATGAAAAATATATAGTTTACTTTACTGAAGAAACTATAAGACAGGCACAGGAGCTATTTATGTCCAGTTTAAGAAACAATAACGCAACGTATGAACACGAAATACCAGTTGAAGGAATTAGCGTTGTAGAAAGCTGGATAAAAGAAGATAAAAAAAATGATAAATCTAATTCCTACGGTTTTAATAAACTACCTGTTGGAACTTGGTTTGTTAAAATGAAAGTTAACAATGATAAAATCTGGGATAGCGTTAAAGAAGGTAAGGTAAGGGGCTTTAGTATAGAAGGGTTTTTTACAGACAAAGTGATAGAAGCTTCTAAACCAAAAGATGTGATAGATTTGGCTGAAGAATGTGTTGATTGTCCAGATGAAGTAACGCTAAATAAAATAAAAGATTTGATATTAGAAAATGAACTATCTGTTGTGGGTAGTTTAGATGGTGAGCCACTTTTTTCTAATAAAGAAGAAGCGTTAATATACGCTGAAATGTTTAAAGGGTGTAAAGGTTTTCATACTCACAATGTTAATGGGGTTGTAAGGTATATGGCTTGTTACACTCACGAAGATAGCACTAAGAAAGTTTATGTAGAAAATAAAGAAGGAAAGAAAAGAAAAAAATATACTAAAAAATATAAATACATTGAATATGCTGGTTATGTAAATAGACAAGCTATGGAAAAATATCCTTGGGAACAATGTATAAAAGATATGGTCAAGCAATATGGTAACAAAGAGGTTGCTGCTAAAGTGTGTTCGGCTATAAAGAATCGTGCTGTAAAAAGGTGACGATGTGAACAAAAATTGAAGTTTAATATTTATAATAAAAAGTAACAATGACAACACTGGAAAAAATCAAAAGCCTCTTATTATCAAAAGAGGAAAGTAAAGAAACAAAAATGTATGCAGAAATGATACTAGATGATGGTAGAGTTTTAGCTACAGAAGATGAACAATTTATGATAGGTTCTATGGTAATGGTAGTAGGTGATGATGGTGAAACTGAAAAATTACCAGCTGGAACATACACTATGTCTGACGGAGCTAAGCTTACTATTGATGAAGAATCGCGTATTTTAGATATGGGTGAAGAAAAAGAAGCTGAAGATGTAGAGCCACAAGAAGAAGAATTAGATAAGCACAAAGAGAAAGAAGAAATGGAAGAAATAGATGAGGAAAAGGTTGCTATGGCGATTAATGAAGCTACTCCAGATTCTGTTTCTATGGAAAAAGCAAAAGAGATGGCTAAGAAAGTAAAAGAAATGGCTGAACACAAAGACAAGGAAGAAAAGATGGAAGAAGTTGTTGTTGAAGAAAACAAAGAAGAAGTGATAGAAGAAGAAAAAGTAGAAATGTCAAAAGATTTGTTACATTCTTTAGTTGAAGAAAATGAAGAATTAAAATCTAAAATAGTTGAACTTGAAAAAATACCTGGAACTGATGGGTTTACTCACAGTCCAGAAAACAACACTAAATCGGAAAGACCGAATTTAGCTACAATGACTGCTAAGCAAAGAGCAGCATATTACATTAATAATAAATAATAAAATTTAATAAAATGAAAAGACACAATTCAAAAGAATATCAATTTGATATTGATGTGACTGCTGACAATTATGTTGGTAAGTTGGCATTGCCTTATGTAACTGCTGCTGTAAAGTCACCAGACACGGTTGCTAAAAATTATGTTAGAACAATTGACGGACTAAGAAAAGCTGCAAACATCAGTGGATTAAGCCTTAACGACCCAGTAAAAGCTGCTTCTTGTGATTTTAACTCTAACGACATTAGCTTGGACCAAACATTACAGACGCTAACTTTGACTGATTTAGAAGTAAATCAAGAAGTATGTAGAGGAACAATCTTTCCTACTTACTTAGGTGAGAATATGACAAGAAACGGTGATATTGCACAGCCTTTTAAAGATTTCTTAATGTCAACAATCGCTGGAAAAGCTGGTGAAAGTATTGAAAATGGATTATGGTTAGCTGACGCAGGTGGTATATACGGAACTGGATTTTTATCTAACGATGGTGTATTTGATGAAGCTGGTGTTGACGCTAGTGCTTGTAAAGATTTTAGCGAAGCAACAATTTCTGCAATTACCGCAGCAAACGCAGCTGCTCAATTTGGTATAGTATATAATCAAGCTGTAGCTGATGTTCCTGGAATATTAAACAAACCAGACCTTGCGTTTTATGTTAACTTAAAAACATACGGTCTATACATTCAGCAATTAGCTGGTTCAACTACTTTTAGTAACCACCAAGGTATCAACAATAAAGGAACTGACCAAGCTATTATCGGCGCTACTTATTTAGGTATTCCTATCAATGTTTGCCCTGGAATGCCAGATGATGGTATAGTTCTTACATACAGAGATAATATGGTTTATGGAACTAACTTGGCTACTGATATGACTGAAGCTAGAATTATCCCTACTTACCAGTATGATGGTTCAGACAATGTTAGAATTGTAATGAACTTTGCTATTGGTGTTCAAACTGCTGTTGCAGGTGACGGAGTTGTTGGTGCTACATTCTGGAGTTAATAGTTGATTTAAGGGGGTGTGAAATATCACCCCTTTTTTTAAAAGAATATTAATTAATAAAAATAAATAAAATGGCTTGTAATTTAACACGAGGTTTATTAGTTGACTGTAAAGACCAAATCGGTGGACTGAAAAAGATTTTTTTTGTCAATAACTATTGCGGAAACATAAGGTCAGTAGCTACTATAACAAGTGATGAAATGACTGACGCTGGTTTTACTAACTGGGACGTTGCTGCTGATGATGGTGGAACAGACAAGGTTACAGTTTTTCAATATGATTTAAGACCTAATCTTTCTTCTATGACGGTAAACTATAACAGCGACCCAGCTACAGGAACTACATTCTTTGAACAAACATTATCTGTATCTTTACAAAAATTAAGTAAAGACC